GACCGAAATTAAGGTGACGATGCCGACCGCGAGGCCGACACATAGACCGGCGACTCGCAGGGTTGTTTCTAGGTGAGGGAGCATTGAGAAGACGCTTGAGCCGATGCTAGTAACCGTTCCAAGCACACCCTTCTCGGTGGTGCTCATGTTGTGATGAAAATACGACAGGCTCATCGCGCGGCTCCTCACTATTTGCGGTAGGCAATCACCGTGCCGCTGTGCAGCTTGATGGCGCTGAAGAAGCCGTCGATGGTTGTGCCTGCCTTGATGAGCGCGGCGCTGGCCTCGGTGGCGTTCGCGGCGCCAGTAAGGTTGCCGGTCAGCGTGTGGAACTTGGTGTCGGTCATCACGTCGATGGAAACGATGTCAGCGGTGACGGTGTTGGTGTCGCCGATGAATTGGCTGCCGGACGTGCGGTTGGTGATGCGGGTATTCGGGTGCATAATTTAGTATTGGTTGACGCGGGCGGTCCACATGGAGGGTTGGCCCTGTTGGAAATAGTATTTGTCGCGCTGAGAGATCAGCTCAGACTCTGCGAGCTGCTCCATGGCGAGTGCCTTGTCGAGCTGGCCGTCTTCGGTTTGCAGATCCGAGGTCAGCAGGTAGCCGACGGCTTTTGCGATGACGGCGGGCACTGTCGCGGTGAGGTTGCTCGCGCTGTATTCGGTCGGGCGGATGCGAAAATTGACCCACACGCTAGTCGGTAGGTCGGTGTCTTCGGGGAAGCGAATAGCATCTCCGAGGAGCGTATAGCCAATGGCGCGGGGCGCGGCGTGGGTTGCAGGGTTGTCTCTTAGGACGCCAAAGACCTCTCCCATGGCGGTCTGGCCGCTCTGCTCGTAGTCGATGTAATAGCCGTTCGTAGCATCACCCTGCACGGTGCGGCTTTCGACGCGCATAAGCTCTGGCCAATCGGCCCACTCCCAGCAGTCCGCGATGCGTTCGTTGGCTGCGGCAGTCATCATGGTCTTGGCGCCGGATGGGATGTTAGCGATTTCGCTGCCATCGTTACCGCTGCGCTGCCATGCGCGGAGCAAGATAGATTGTAGAGTTACTGTGCGCATTAGCTGTTGAGGGCGTTCATGGCCGACTGGACGGCGGCTTCAAAGGTGACGCTGGGATTCGGCCACGATGCTTGCGGCGCCGGATTGGCGGCGAACATGGTGAGGATCTGCTGCAAATAGGCTTCGACGGCGTCCAGCTCGGCGCAGGTTTTGCCTGCGGCGGTGAGGCTTTGGCGCAGATACAAAAGTGTGGGCTGGCGGTCGCCTGCGAGGCCGACACTGCGGAGGTGTTCTTCGGCGGTGATCGGTTCGGAGGTGTTGACCTCTTCCGCTTGCTCCCAGTTGGCCGGAAGGTCGGTGTCAGGAATGGCGCGGGTGCCTGCGGGCGGCTTCCACCCCTGCGGCTGGTCGGGGCGAACAAAGGTCACAACCTTGCCGTCTGATTCGCGGATGATGGCGAGTGAGTTCATGTCAGTAACAGTTGATGCGGACAAAACCGTTGCCTCCGTTGCCGCCAGCGCCACTTAAAAATCCAGAAAGCGCCGCACCGCCGCCGCCGCCACCGCCGCCAAGCCCACCAGCGTTGTCTCCCGCTTGTGCGTTGGCGGTTGTTGAGGCGTTGCCACCCTTTGCGCCTGTGCCGATTTTTGGCGAGAGGTTGGGCAAAAGAAAAGATTCACGAATGTCTGTAAAAGAACTTCCCCCCAGCGTTCCGCCATTGAATGCCGTTGGTGTCGCGTCGATGGAGCCGCCTGCTCGTCCGCCTTGCGTTGAGTTATTGTTTCCGCCGCCACCAGCGTTGCCAACCAAGCTGCCCGCGTTGCCCCCAGCCCCGTTGCCGCCGGTGCCAAGTATGGTAGCGGCGGAGCCTGCTCCTGCCGTTCCATTGGAGCCAAGAACGGCATTGCCACCGCCGCCGCCAGCGCCTCCTGCCCCAAAAGAGGAGCTTGTCCGCAGCGTAATGTTTGGCGTAACCCATTTGACATAAGTGTCGCCGCCTACCGTTCCGGCTGATCCGTTGCCTATGGCCGTGCCAGCCGCCGCACCGCCCGCGCCCCCCGCGCCGACGAGAACTTCAATCTGATCTCCGCCCGTGATCCGTGTTGTGAACGTGCCAAACGCGCCGCTGCCGCCGCCGCCGCCACCGCCGACAACAGAACCAGATGCGCCAACGCGACCGCTGCCGCCGCCGCCACCCGCGCCGATCATTGTGATGACTTGCATCGTAGACCATGACGGAATGTTCCAGACCCATACGGAGCCAGAGCCGCCTGTGGCTCCAGACGGTGCTGTTGCGTAGTAGAAGTCGTAGGCTTCGCTTTGCAGGGCGATGGTGCCGTTGGCATTGGGCCAAGTGAGCACACGGTTCTGACCTGCGGTAATGTTGCCGAGGTTGAATTGTCCGGTGCGGGTCGTTGAAGCCTCGTCATACAGGAGGAAGACGGAGTCGCTGAACACGTCACCCAGCGTGCCGCCGTAGGTGTAGTCAGCATCGCGGCTGACGCCGAGGGTGGCTGAACGATAGTAGATGCCCGCAGGCTTGTTGAACGGCCATATTCCCGAGCTGCTGCGCACCAGCCATGCGCTGTTGAGCGGGGCCGTGCCGTCTAGCGGAAGGTCTGCGTAGGCGGCTACTTCGCCGTCGATGTAGGACGCACCGCCGCCGCCCGATCCTTTTTGATCGAACGTGCCGCTGAAGGGGTTAAACGTCCAAGGCATGGTAAAAGAGACTAAGAGACTAAGAGACTAAAAGACTAAGAGCGGGTGACGGTGGCGAGGTCCGCGTCGTTGGTGGTCGGCGGATTGGTCGTGTAGGAGAAGGTCAGCGTGGCGACTGTTTGGCCTCCGCTGCCGCCCTCCTTGTATTGCACCGTCTGGATGTTGTTGGTGCCGGAGTAATACGAGATGCTGAGATAGTCGTGTTGCGGGATGTTTAAACCGGCGATGTTTCTGACTGAGACGTTCGGGTGCATGGGATGGGGAAGTTGGCAGTGGTCAGTTGGCAGGTGGCAGCAGGAGCATTAAGCGGAAGGAGCTGCGGTCATGCCGAGCTGCTGGTCTTGCTGCATCTTTTGCAGCGCGGGCTGGGCGCCGGTGCGGCCGATGACTGCGTTTTGTTGCTGCTGCAACTGGAACTGGAAGGCTTGTGCGCGGGCGTCGATCATCTTGCGGAAGATTTCGTCTTGGGCGTAGCGCTGTTGGACGGCGGGGTTGGACTGAATGATTTGCTGCAAGGTTTGCAGTCTTACCTGCGCGTTTTGGCCGCCTTCTTTGAGCGGCGGCTCGGTGCCTGCGGCGATTTTGGCGAAGGCTCCTTGCTCGTCCTCGGTCTCGGCCTGGGTAGCGGCGCCGATGTCTTTGATGAGGATGCCGGCGAGATTTGGGTCTACTGCCTGCATCATATATTGGACCAAGCCGACTCGATCGATAACGCCGAAGCTGTCCAAGGGAACCAGGACTTTGGCGAGGTAGTCTAATTTGGCGCCGAGGGCTTCGGAGTCGAGCAGCCGGGCGTCGAACTCGCAGGTCACGTCGAAGCGGCCGCGGATGTCGGTGGGGCTGGCGGTGAGCGGGAGATTGGGGTTGCCGGTGACGCGGGCGACTTCTTCGGGCGTCATATACTGCTGGCAGAGGGCGAGCGTCTGGACGAGGCAGAGCTTCATGTCCAAGAGCCAGCTATCGACCAGCTCTTGGGTGTGGAGCATGTAGCGTTGCGGCGGGACGGCTTCGCTGATGCGGCCGAAGTAGTTGTCCACGTCGTTGCGGATGGACATTTCGACTTCGATGCTGCCGGCGTCGGGCTGCGGCGGGTTCATCCAAGAGATCTCGCCGGGGCGGCGCTCGGGGATCTGCACGCCCGGTCCCATGATGAGGTCCATCTTGCCGCGCGCAGCGGGCGTTTTGAGCGGGGGCAACGTGACGATGCTGGCGCGGTCGCCTCGCATGTCGCGTTGGATTTTGACTTCTTCCTGAGCGGTCTGGACGATCTCCGGCACGCCGCGGGATTCCAAGATGGGGCGTGAGGCGCGTTCCCGGGGCAGCTCGACGAAGGGATAGAGCGCGTGCGCGTAGGGCAGGATGTCGTGGACGGCGGTGCGGTCGGGAACGTGGTAGCTGAGGACGGTGCGAGTGACGCGCATGGCCTTGGTGCGGTCGTCGTGCTCCTTCCGGTAGACGTGCCAGATCTCGATCATGTCGCGCTGGTGGTCGTAGAGGAACTGGTCGCTGCGGTGGAGGTTCAGTGAGATGCGGCGGATGTCGCCTTTCTTCTCGACGACTTGCTCGACCCATTTGTCGTCCCAACCCTCGACAGCGGCACGTTCGCGCAACTCCGGTTCGGTCATTAGCTCGCGTCGGGCAACGAACGCGGCACGCTGCAATGAGTAGGTCTGGGCGGGGAAGATGATGTCTTCCCAAGGCTCGAGCGCGGTCCACTGGGGCCGGCTTTCAAAAACGTAGGGCTGCTCCCACTCAACGAAGCCTTTCTCGCGGAACTGGCGGACTTTGGCGGTGGTGCCTAGCTCCGGGATGACTTCGCCCATGAGCTGGGCGGCGAGTTCTTCTTGCTCGGGGTCGAGGACGACTTCGAGAAGAGCTTGCAGGTTGGGATCTTGCGACTCCTGCAGCATCATCATGGCGTCTTCCATGCTGAAGCTCTTGATCTCGGTGCGGGTGGTCTTGATCCAATCGACGGCCATGACGGCCAAGCCGTAGGTCTCGCGGAAGTTGGCAGCGAGCTGCACTTCCCTGCGGAGATCATCAAGGACGTGCTGGAAAAGGAGCCACTTGAGGACGGACTCCGCGGCGCTGCGCTTGTCGATGTCCATGGACTCGACGGGCTGGACCTGGACGCGCGCCTTGAAAAAGGCGTTCGTGAGCATCGCAATATGATCCCGGCAAATCGTATCAGCCAAGCGAACACGAGAATCAAGACTCTTGTCCCATGGGAATGGGCGCTTGCCGAGAGCCTCTTGGTGTTTGCGGCCGTCGTCGGTCTGGCCGGCCCAGATGCAGAAGCGGGTGTTCCAGTTGCGGAGCTTGCGCTGGACGTAGCCGCTGCCATCGGCGTCGGCTTCATCGATGTCCGAGAGGATCTCGGAGATTTTGTCGCGGTCGGGTGCTTTGATCATTTAAGGGACAAGCACCGTGGTGCGGCGCGGGGTGTAGTGGACGGCGGTCTCGGGGTGGCGCTTTTTGAAGTCGTCGCGCCAACCTTTGTCGGCCCAGCAACCGGGTTCGGTTTTTTCCCAAGCCCAGTAGACATCGGCGTCGATGCTCATGGTGTGCTGGCCGATGCCTTCAACAGCGCACTGCTCGAGGCGCTCGTTGGCCTGCGCGATGCGCTGCTGCTCAAGGCCGGCCATGACGGCCTTGACGTTCCAACCTGTGAGGAGTTCCTCTTTGACGAGGTGGGCCATCTCATCGCCCAGGTCGTTGGCGATGCCGGTCCAGAGTGAGTCGGCCATCCTGAAAGCTGCGGCGCCCGGAGACGCCGCAGGTGATTCAAGACTTGGTCTGACTTAGAGCGCGTTAACGTTGGCGATGTGGAGGAAGATCTCCAGTTCGCCGGTGTTGTGATCCGCAAGGCTGTCGCCAGTAGTGCAAGCGAAGGCCGCTTGGATATACTTGGGCGAGGCTGCCGTGCCTTCCGTGAACACGA